CTTGCCCTGCTTGAGGTAGGCGGCGAGGATCCCCAGGTTGTTGTCGAGGTCGAGGATGCGCACCTTGTAGTCGGAGTTGGCGAGGGTGGCGAGCAGGCCGGTCTTGCCGGCGCCGGGATCGCCCACCAGCAGCAGCTTTACGCGGCGCTGGTTGGGGTGTTGGGAGAAGGCTGGCATATCACTTTCCTTTCCTGAGTTTCAATGCTTCTGGGGGACATATGAAGTCACCAGCGGAGGAGCGCACATCGCAAAGCAATTCGTCACCACCTGCCCACTGATACCAGTGGGCGTCCAAGATTTCAACGTGAGTTCCGGGGTAGATGTAGGTGTTGTTGCGTGCGCGTACTTTGCGGGTGAGGACTGCGGGGAGAGGGAAGTTCCCCGCGTCACGGAGGAGATCCCACAGGGTTGGCATCTTCGGGGTTCCATTCAATTTCATCGAGGTAAGCCCACGACTGCGTCCCATCTGGGAGGACGATGTCGTAGGAGGTACCTAGCTCAACCGTGTGTCGCGCGTCAAGACGAACTTTCACGGGGGTGCCGGGCGGGTTGCCATTGATGGGGGCACGTAGGGTGGCTACACGAGTTTCCATAGGAGGATGACCAGTTGAATGAGGAGGACGAGGATGGCAGCGGAGGATATGACGATGAGGATGGCCGCTGCCCACGGGAGGAGGTCGTCAGAAGTTACAGGCCACGTTCGCTTCGCGAAGGATTGAAGAAGAGCGGAACATCTCTTCGCCCCATCGAGTACGGAAGTCCGAAGATACTGGAGATGAAACCACACGGGAAACTCCTTTCGAGATGATGGAGAGGGCGCAGTTGCAGCAGGGTGGGTGGGTGCAGTAGAGGGTGGCACCCTGCGCGGGGAAGTTGGCGTTGTCAAGCACGTTGCGCTCGGCGTGTATGATGTAGCGCAGCTTGATGTCGCGGTTGGTGAGGCGGAAGTTGCTATCGGCTATGCCCGGGGGGAACCCGTTGTAGCCCAGGGCAACTTGGCGCTTGTCGGTACCGACGAGGACGGCGCCCACCTTGGTGCTGGGGTCCTTGCTCCACTGGGAGACGTGGTGGCGAGGGCGAGGAAGCGCTCATCCCAGGGGGTCATCGGGGATGTCCTTCTCCCAAGAGACACCGAGGAATTCTTCGGTGCAGTTGACGAGCTGGGTGAAGAGCTGGGCAAATTCGAGGGCCGTCTCTTCGTCGTGGCTCTGGATGGTGAGGCGATTCTCCACCATGGCGGTGACGAGGAAGCGGTCGAGGGCTTCGACACGGGCTGCGATTTCGATGGGGGTCACTTCTTTCTCCTGTTGAGATGGTCAACGATGAGGGCTGCTATCTCCTCGCACTGTGAGGGGCGGGCCTCCACTGCCACGAGGATCATCAATTGCTTGGATCCCTTGAAGATCGAACCTCCAATGTGAGTGTGACGGGGGCGTCTTGAAGCACTCGTGGAGGACGACCTTCGTCGGGAACTCGAAGGCTTGCCGCATTCGTCGGGCGACTGCTTGGCATTCGGCGTAGTCACGGGTTACCTCCTGGTAGCCGCTGCATATGCGGTCGATTGAGAGGGTGTCGAGGTTGGGTTGAAAGAAGCAGATGAGCAGAGCGAGGGTGGTCATCGTACCTCTGGTTGCGCATGAGGGTGGCGAGAAGATCTTCGGGATCCTTGGGGGCACGGCGGACGCGCACGTAGGTGGTGTAGGTTCCCTGGCCCTTCCCCCTTCCGTGGCGGGGCAACGCTGCTATCTCCCCGCTGCGGCGCGCAAGTGCAAGTTGGTTGGTGACTTGGTCGGGGGTGAAGCGGGGGAAGTCACGCAGGAGGGAGGCCAAGGTGAACTCCCCCTCCTGCATGAGGATGGCTGCGCGTATACGTTTAGTCGAGGACATCGACGGTCTTCTCCGCTTGCCACTGGGGGCAGAAGGGGGCGGCACTGCAATACTTGGCGCAGCGCAGGTAGGTGCCCGGCCTCTTCTCCACGTAGAGGTAGCGGGCGTCGCTGGCGCTGGCGATGAAAGCGGTGGAATCGGCCTCCGAGTCGAAGAGCTTGATGGCACTCTTGCGCCCATTCTTCATCACGGCCCACTTCGGGGGACGATGCCAGCGCTCTTCGTCGGTGCAGGGCGAGGGGTTGTCATGCTCGACGATGCGCTGGGAGATGCGCCGCTCCGCTTCGTCGGCGGGCCCCAGGGGGATGTCCTGCACCTGCACCATGATGGAGGGGTAGTCGAGGTTGCGCGTGTTGAACTCGGTCCAATCGCGGAGTACCGCCACGACCTGCAACGCCCGGATGTCCTGGCCATGCTGGCGCAGGAGGAAGGCGTAGGTGTTGAGCTGGTTCTCCCACTCGGACTCGTTGCGCTGGTGCTGGAAGCGCGCGACGCTGGTGACCTTGTAGTCTTGGATGGTGGCATCGGCCACCACGAAGCGGTCGAACTGGCCCGAGAGGTTCTTGCCTTCGACGTGGGCGAAGAGCCGCTTCTCCACCACCGCTTCGGTGTCGCGGCGCGAGACGTACTCGTGGAGGGCCTTGCCCAGCAGGGTGCCGAGGAAGTCGGAGGCGTCCACCTCCATCTCGTCACGGTGCTTGCGGGTGAGGGCCACCATCTGGGTGGGCTTCCAGAGGGAGGATGCGGTGATGTCGGCGCCGCCATCATCGTAGTCGTCGTTAGCGATGGCATTGAAGATGGGGCTGGGCAGATTGTATTTGTTGGTGATCTTCATGGGGGTCTCCTTTGTGAAGGGGCGTTGCTATCTGGTTGGCGGGGGGATGTCAACCCTCATCGTTCTTCACGAGGGTGACGGTGTAGCCAAGGCAGTTGGCCAAGGCTTGGAGGGAGCTTAGGGTGGGGGAGTTGCTACCGCGCATCCACTTGCGCACGGTGTTGACGGTGATGCCGGCCTTGTCGCAGATGTCCCCCACGTGGCCAGCCCTCACCTGCAACTCACGGTTGAGTTGGTGGAGGATGGGGTCCACGGCAGGGTGGGCTTCGCGGTAGTTACGTGCGCCCAGGTGGAGGGCTTGGGGACTCTTCATGCTACGTCCTTTCCCTGGAGGAGGTCGCGAGCCAAGGAGGGTGCATCCCACCAGCCATCAGCATCCACTATGATCTGGAGACCGGCGCGAAGGCGGGCGTTCTCGGCGCGCAACATCACGATCTCAGCAGCGGCGGCCATGTCTTTTCTCATAGGCCGGCCTCCTCGTTGATGCGGTTGACAACGTCCCAGAGTTCCTCGTGGACGAGGTCGTGGATGGCATCCTCGGGGGTCTTGTCATCGACGAGGTGGGATGCACCGGACTCGTCAGCCTCGTCGAGGATGACCTCGCGCAGCGCCATCATGGCGGCGAGGATCTCCTTCTTGGCTTTGGCCTGGGCCTTCGCGATGCGCTCGATGCTGTGGAGTGCGGAGCGCTGGTGCTGGTGGGCGTCGGTCTCCCGACAGTATTGCTCGTAGGACAGTTGGTTCATGTTGCTATTCTCCTCAGGCGCTGAGGTCTACCCAGACTTCATCTGGGTTGTGCCAGTTCTCGGTGTACGCGAGGCTGGCTGCGGTGGATGCGTCGTGCCATACCTTGGCAAGCCCATCCATTTGGTCGGGCATCCGATCCAGCTTACGCCACTGGAAGAGGTAGTCTTCGTAGATGGTGGGGTAGGGGACGCCGCAACCGTCGAGGATTTTCTCGGCTGCCTTGCGAGCACGGGTGAGATCGGCCTCGTCCCCGAAGCGGCCGTGGCAAACCGTGAGGTTAAGCATTGGGTTCTCCCTTGACGAGGTGGTAGCCGGCGAGCCGGAGGGCAGCGAGGACGGCGAGGGTATCCTGCCGCCACCACCCTCGCTCCTCTTCGGAGAGAAGGTGCCATGGCTTGTGGGGGTATTCGTTGACTGCCCATGCGGCAGCGATGTCATCGACATGGTCCATCAGTCTTTCTCCCGTGTGACGGTGAGGAGTTTATCGCACTCTGCCTCGATGGTACCTAGGAGGCGGGCCACCTGGCGGGCCTCGTCTTCGTTCGCGAAGAAGAAAGAGAGGGTGCCGTGGCGGAGGTGGCGATGCATCGTGCTGATGTACTCCTCGACTACCGTTGCTAGAGGCAAGGGGTCGAGGGGGGTTGTTGGCACAAGCAGCTTGTTGAAGTCAACCTTTTTCTTTCTTGCCATGGGGCTTTCTCCTTTTGTTTAGGATGGCGATGAGTTCTTCGACGACCTCATTGCGGAGGGCGGGGCTGCACTCCACCGAGACCACAACCATGAGTTGCTTGTTGCCTCGGAAGATGCTGCCATCGATGTTTCGGAACGTGGTCTTCATAGCGTAGGTTCCTCATGAGTTTGGCGAGGGCAGCCTCCGGGTCAGGGGGTGGCCGGAGGTAGCGGATGGCGTAGACGGCTTCGTTGTTGCGTAGGGATACCGCTTCGAGTTGCTTCTTGGCAACCATGTTCTG